TGCTGCTCGCCGCGACGCCCGCGCCGACATCGTCGAGGGCGATGCCCCAGACCTCGGTCAGCGGGTTCACGCGGAACCAGGCTTCGAACATGTGGGCGAGCAGGCTGCCGCGGCCGAAGAAGGTGCTCGCCTGGCCGGCATCGGTCACGCGGACGGGCGTGCCGGCGGCCACGCTTCCGGCCGCGAGGCGCTGGCCCAGCAGCAGCACGCGGGCGGGCCATTCGGTCAGGCCCCGCAGCGCGCGGGAATTGTCGAACTCGATGTAGCTGCCGGGCACGCGGATGCTGGCCGGCATGGTGTTGAAGCTGATGCTGCTGGACATGGATCAGTCCTCCTTCGCGTCGCGGCGCGGCCTGCTGGTCACCGGCGCGGGCGGGCCGGGCATTAAGGTCGCGCCGGGCGCGGGCTCGGCCGGGACGGGCACGACATCCCCGTCGCGCAGGCGCCGGCGCCAGTACTCGGTGTCGGGCACCTCGGCGCCCTCGGGCGGCAGGTGGCGCGGCATGGGCGGCCGGGCCTCGGGGTTCGCGACCAGCAGGTCGGGGTGCGCGGGGCGGACGTGCATCGGCGGCCTCATGGGGCTGGCAGCGTGACGGTGGTGACGGCGTCGGCGCGCCCTGCGCCCGAGGCCGGCGCCGGCGGCGGCGTCGCGACATTGCCCAGCGGCGGGATGTCCCAGTCGCCGTGGAAGGTGATGAAGTCCCCGGGCGCGCCGTCGCCGGGCACGGCGGGCACGGCGTCGATCCTCGCGGGCAGATCCAGCACCAGGCCATAGACGGTGCGGCCGGCCCGCTCGAAAGCGGCGCCGAACAGGTTCTCGCAGCTGCGGACCTCGATCGGGCCGATCGCGCCGGCGGGCACGAAGCGCTCGAGCGCGGCGGCGGCCAGGATCGCCATCTCATACGCGCCGATGGTCGCGCCATCCCCGCGCCGGCGGGCGCGCTCCCCGCTGGCATTGGCAGCGATCAGGTAGACGCCCCAGGAGAGGCGGATGGCGCCGTCCGGCTGCTCGGCCCGCTGCCAGCCCAGCATCGCGACATAGGCTGCGGGCGCGACCGTCAGGATCCGGTTCAGCTCCTCCGCGTCCAGCCTGGCGGGCTTGTGGTCGACCTCCCGCACGCGGCCGGCGAAGGCACCGGCGAGGCGGGCGATGATCGCGTCCTCGATCGTGCCGATCACGGCGCGCCCCCCCGATAGGCCAGAAGGTCCGCCTCGGTGAAGCCGGGGGGGCCTTGCTGCCGCGCACGCGGCTGCTGTCCTTGGCCGGTTCGGCGCCGAGCGCATCGGGCGGCAGGTCCGCCCTGCCGTTCGCGACATCCTTCAGCCAGGCCAGGGCGTCGTCGCGGTCGCGGCGCACCTGGTCGGTCGGCTGGCGGTCCCCGCCCAGATGCAGCTCGTACCGCGCGATCGCGACTGACAGCTTCCGCAGGATCGGCGGGATCGCGCTGAGCGGCAGGGCGTGGCGCTTGCGCAGGTAGCCGTCGACCAGGTCGGCGGCGTCGTCGCACGCCCGCTGCACCCTGGCCGTGTCGATCGGGCCGGGGGTGGCGGGGGCGAGCTGCGCGACCTCCACCGCGCCGACGCGGTCGATGATGTCCTGCGGGGTGCAGTAGGGGGGCATTCAGAGGGGCCTCAGCGCCGGCGGCGCGGGGCCGCAGCCGGCGGCGCGGCCGGGGCCGGGTCCTCCCCCACGGGAACCGCGCCCTCGGCCGGCGCCGCCGGCTGGGGTTCGATGCCGCTGCCCGCGGCGTCATTCGTGGAGGCGCCCGCCGCCTCCCCGGCTTTTCCCTCGGCGGCTGCAACCGCCTCGGCCTCGCCAGGCAGCGCCGCCTGGCCCTCGGCGGATACCGGCCCCGCCTCGGTTTCGGTGATGGCCTCGGCGCTCGACACGACGGCGGGCGCCGTGTCGTTCGCCGCCGAGGGATCAACGGACGCAAGCCGCTCCTCCCCCTCGGTGTGGCCGGGCATGTCGTCTTCCAGTTGGCGCTTCAGCACGCTGGTCACCAGCCGCTCCAGCGCCCCGTCATCGGCCGCGGCGCCGCAGGCGACCAGCCCGGGCAGCAGCTCGCGCCGGATCTCGGCCTCGGCGCCCTCGGGGATCCGCACGCCGTCGACCTCGAGGTCGCGCAGCGCGCGGATGCGGGCGGTGGGGGGTGCCCCGGTCATCAGGCGACCGCGTTCTCGAAGAAGTAGCCGGCGGAGGCGGCGGAGATGATCTCCTTCACGCTCTCGCCCACGCGCACGCGGACCGAGCCACGCAGGCCCATCTTCGGCTCCGGCATCTCGCCGGCGATGCGCGTGCCCCATTGCGCCGTGAAGCCGAAGGTGGGCTGGTTGGCATCGGCCGCGTCCTGGCTGATGAACAGGGCGGCGGCGTGCTTGCCCCACACCCGCGCCATGGTGGCCGCCTGGCCCTTCCGCGCGGTGTTCACGAAGCCGGCGCCGACCAGGACGCGGGAGACCTCGAAGAAGGCCGCGACCTGCTCGCGCGTCACGGCGCCCGTGGGCACGTCGTTGCCGAGGATCGCGGAGACCATTTTCGGGTGCTGGCGCAGCTTGGTCCACACCGCCTGCCCGAAGACCAGCGTGTTCGGCCGGAACAGAGGCACGTCCAGCGCGGCGAGGATCGCATCGACCGGGTTGGAATTCGCGAAATCGGACCACTGCGACGTGCCGGACAGCGTGACCTTGTTGCCCGTGGGGTAGGTCGCGGCGTTGAAGACCTGGCCGGCCACGCGCACCTCGCGGTCCAGCATGATCAGCCCTGTGACCAGGCCGGTCGACTTCGCCTGCGGGGAGACCGGGCCGCCCGAGGCCGGCTTCGGCATCGAGGCCCAGGCCTCGATCTCGTCGTTGGGGATGATGTCGTCGATGCCGTAGTCGACCGTCTCATCCGTCTGCTCGGTGCCGCCGAATTCGACCACGGTGGGCTCCCCGCGGCGCGCGACGCGCGTGGACGGCACGGTGTAGGCGTCGGACGCCGGGTAGAGCGTCCACTTGAACTTCTTCGCGGTCATGACGCGCGGCAGGACCTGGTCCGCGATCAGGTCGACATCCCGGTTCCTGTAGCCGATCGCGATCGCGGTCAGCTGGGGGTTCACGGGGAAGGCGGTGGTGGCCATGGCTCAGCTGCTCCCGGGTCAGCCCTGCACCGAGCCGGGGCTCAGCAGGACGCGGATGATGTCGCCGGCGGCCGAGGCGGCCTCCATGGCGATGCCGATGACGCGGTTGTTCGCCCCCGCCGCCGGCGCGGCGGCGACGCCACGGCCCGACGCATCGGAGGTGACCAGCGCACCGATCGTGATCGCCCCGCCCGCCTCGACATTGGCGATGCCGGCGACCATGACCTCGACCCGCTCGCCGGAGGCGACCGAGAGGTCCGAATTGACGCCGATATGGGCATCGCCCACGGCGACGGACTGCACCACCGTCTCGGCGGCGGAGAACTTCACGATGCGATAGGGGCTGATCGCTCCGCCCGCCGTGAAGCCCTTGAACAGAAGCGGGTTGCTCACGCGGAGATCCTCCGTTCGGTGACGTGCTGGACGGCCTCGGCCATCGAGAGGCTGATGCCGGCCCTGGCCTGCTCGGCGATGAGCGCGTGGGCGGCGTCGGCGATGGCGGTCGGATCGTCGGCGGCGAACGCGGCGGCGTCGGGCCTCGCGACCTCGGCGAACTCGACACGCGGCGGCAGGGCGGAAAGCAGCGCGCGGAAGGCCGCGGCGGGCGTCTGCCTCACCTGCGTCTCGCCCTCGGCGAAGGAGACCTCGCCATCCGTCGGCAGCGCCGCGGCGAAGGCCAGGATCCGCGGGACCAGGCCGCGCGGGATCCGCGCTTCGCGCACCAGGCCCTCGACGAAGGCGGCGGTCTCGGCGGCACGGGCCTCGGCCTCGCGGGCCGCCATGGCGGCCTCCCGTTCGGCGAGCGCGCGCTCGCGCGCGTCGAGCGCGGCCTGGCGCTCGGCTGCGGTGTCTTCCACCTGGCGGTCCTCCTGCGGGTCGGGTTCGGAATAGGCGGGCGGCGCCTTGGCGGCGGCGTCGGCCTCGCCCTGCATGCGGGCGGCTTCGTCGGCGATGCGCGCGACGGCGGCCGGCGGCAGGATGCGGTCCGCTTCCTCGACGCCCTTCTCGGCCACCATCCAGTCGCGCACGCCGCGGAACAGCGCGCCGATGTCGCCGAGGAGCCAGGACAGGCGCCATGGGCTCACGGCCTCGGCGGCGAATTCCAGCGTGACGACATCCTCATCCGTCGCGAAGGCGATGGGCTTCAGGCCCTTCACCGCCGGCGCGGCCGCGCCGAGGAAGCCGACATGCTTCAGGTAGTAGGCGCCGGGCTTCGGGTTGCGCGCGTGCTGCGGCGGGTAGAAGGACGCCGAGATGCGCTTGTAGCGGCCGGCCTGGACCAGCTCGGCGAAGGCGGGCTCGACCTGCCGGGGTTCGGCAATCAGGTCGCCGCCGCGGGCGTGCAGCGCGCCCACCCAGCCATAGGCCGGCGCGTCGGTCGCGGGGTGGCCCACGACCAGCGGCGCTTCCAGCAGCGCGGGATCGTAGGCGGCGGCCATCGCGGCGATGTCCGCCTCGCTGAAGTCGAGGGGATCGCCAGCCATGGGCGCATGGCGCCCCGCGCGGAAGATGTGCAGCGGCTTCATCGGGGCGAGACTGCCCGGCGAAGGGCGTGCCGGTTCATGCGGACAGGCGTCCGCGGGGCGGGGCCGCTCCGCGCGCGCGCGAACCGGGGATCGGAGGGGGCCGATTAAGAGCGAATAAGAGCCCTAAGAGCGGGGTCTGGCGGCTTTTCGGTGACTGGGTGGGCCGATGATGCGGCCGGGGCGCTCACGGCCCTCCTGGCGCGTCCCTGGCGGCCATCCTTACGGCGCGCCCATCGCCCGCTGCGCGTGGTCGCGGAAGATCGCCACGATCTCCTCCCGGTCCTCGGCCGAGATGCCGAGAAAGGGCCGCGCGGGGATCTCGACCTCCTCCGGCCGCTGCAGCGCGCCGCCCAGGAAGAAGGCGAGGCGCCCGCCGCCCTTCGCGCGGATGGTGCCGCCGAACTGGTGGATGGCGGCATAGACCACGTTCGTCCCCACGCGCAGCCGCCGGCCCTGCACCTGGCGGGACAGGCTGCCCATCAGCCGCCCGCTTTCGCGCAGCATCTCGGTGCCCGATTTGTCGGCCCTGTACTGCGGGTTCAGCTCGGGCCAGGGGCTGCCGTCGGGCGCACGGCCGGCGCGCTGGCGCTCGGTGGTCGAGAAGATCAGCGCCTCGCCCACCTCCTCCAGCGCCGGGCCGGGATCGCGCGCGATCGAGGCCAGGCCGGCGATGGCGCGGCGCAGCTCAGCGTCCGTGATCGTGATGCGCACGCCGGTCATGGCGAGGTTCCTTGCATCCGCCACGGCTGTGCTGCCATGATGCGCGCCTCAGGGCAGGTGACCGCCGCAGAACAGCCACCCTGTCTCATCATGCGGCGGCACGGGCACCCCGGGTGGCGGAAGTGGCCCGCCCTGAGATCACTCCGCATCGGGCCTCCGATACAGCAGAACGCCGGTGCGCTGCGCTTCGATCGTACTGGCCTTGGTGTTGTAGCTGGTGACGCCGTCCCACCCCGCGGCAGTCCACTGCATGACCGTCAGCGCATGGCGCCGCCGGCCAAGGCCGAACCGCCGCAGGTAACGCCGGCGCAGAACCACCTTCCCCGCGATCAGCGCCCAGTCCAGCCAGACCTCGTCCGGCTCCATCATGGCCAGCGCGAGCAATCGCACCGTCCGGTGGCGGCCGCGCTTGCGGAGCTTCAGCTCGCCATCGGCGGTGGTGAACAATTCGCGGCCGACGACGACGCGTGTGCCCGTCACGTCGCGGAAGACCGCCGGGCGGTCGAGCGTCGCCCCGAAGGGTTCGAGGAAGGCCCGCAGATAGTCGTCGTCCGGCAAGTTGTCCGGCATGACAAGTCCGGCATCGACCGGCCGCACGGCCGGCATCGCGGGCAGGTTCGCGGGCACCTGGCGCTCGGCGATCGCGGCGGCGCTGCGCAGCGGTTCGGCCAGGGGCTGCGGCACCACCCCATCCAGCCACGACCGCCCGACCGAGTAATCCCACCCCGGGTCGATCCCCGCCGGCACCGAATGCACCTCACCCGTTCGGGGGTCGCGCACCGGGCGCGTGCCGGTCAGCGGCGGTTCGTCCGGCCCGTCCTTGCCCATCCGCCGCAGGTCCCGCGGCCCGAGCGAGCGGACGTAGCAGCCGCAGCCCCAGCCATTCGGCGGGAAGTGCGTCTTC